ACCTGCTGTAGGATATCCTTCTGAACATCTATATATTTCGTACTTTATACCTTCGTCATCTGCTATTTCATTTTGTAGTTTTATTAAGTCCATTAATTACTTACTTTCCTTGATGTTGTACTAATCATGTGCTCTAGGTAACTGACTAGAATTTTTCTCATATTCTCTGCTCTTTGTCTGTTAGTAAAAGAGTATTCACGAATATCATCATTACTTATACGAATAGAAAAGTTATAAAAAGCTCCAGACTTTTTGATAGGCGAAGCACTACCAGAAGCTATTTTGCTTGTGTTTACTAATGTTCCAAATTTTGTTTCTATTATGTTTGTCATTTTAATTCCTCAAATATGAAATACTAGGAGTTAGTTTTAATGGTGTACTGTTTGCATCTTCTGACATTGCTCTTTGAAATTCTTCTTCATAAATAGATTTTAATATTTGTATTCTATCAGGTGCTTTCTTTATAGCTATATAGTAAGCAAGACCTGCTGCCATACACGGTAAAAATCTAAAAGGTGCATCTGTTGTATTCACTAAAGAATCTGCATCTTGGATACGTCTTACATAATAGTAAACAAGAGTATATGAAGCATCTGGTGTAGACCATAAAGTTATTGTAGGTGTTGTCTGTCTATCATAAAAGTATTGACTTGGTTGCCCACTATTACTTTTGTTTGGTATTCGTAAATACTCACCACGACTCATTTGAGTTAAAGTAAAGTCTGTACCAGAACTATTTCGTAAAACAACTTCTAGTAAATCTACAAACTCACTGTCTAATGTATAAGTAGCTGTACCAGAAGTAATAGTTTTAGTATCTTGTGTAACAGTCCACATATTTAATCCTCTGTTTGCCCAATCAGCAAACATAAGATTTAATGAACGTCTAGCAGTTCTAGCATCATACCCAGTTCTCATCTCCAAGCCACAACGCTCATATGCTTCTTCTATTAGTTCTGCGACATCTAAGTCGAAATCTCTTGAATTTGATGTTGCCATTTATTTTTTCTTTCTTCTAAGAGCTTTTACCCTTCTAGGTGCACCAGCTGGTTGACCTAACTTATTCTTTTGTCTTATTCTACTACGTTTTTCTGTAGAAGTCATCTCCGAAGCAGTCTTCGGAGTCTTCGAAGAAATCCTTTTAGTTGGACGACAATAAGGCGTACTCCTCTTCTCGCCCTTTTTACGACCACACGGCTTACCCGTTTTAACATCTTTCCAGCCCTCCTTGAACCATCTCTTAAGTGCTAATCCTGATTTTGTTTTCCGTACTGCCATTATGAATATTTTGTTTCTTTACGTCTTTTTTCAAGAACCATCCCACAGCCTCTAGCTATTTTAGGATTGTTGCTTTTTCTTTTTCTGTATGCGGTGCCATTTGCTGCTTTTATTACAGCTTTTTTATCCATTATACCACCAACTGCTTTTTTTGATTTATTACCATAATTTGCAGCACCAACCTTGCGACATTTAGCAATGGCTCCCGATGCATAAGCGGATGGGAAAACCTTATACCTTGCTTTTACTTTGTGATAACAAGCGTCTTTTGGCATGTCTTAACTCCTCAATTCCAGAAACCCTATAACATCTACACGACCATTTTCTGTGACCACAATCAAGACAGTACTTAACTGGGCTTCCTCTTATAATTTCTCTTTCTTTTTGTTTTTCTTTTTTTACTTCCACTTGAACCAGGCTTTGTTATCTGTTTCGCCATCGAGCTTCGCAAGATTGCCATCTGGTTTACTCCTTCTTATAAAATCTTCCCACAAAGGTTTAATCATTTTGTGATTTTCAGATACTTTGTCTGCCATAACAGCAGTTCTCTTATCTACCTCAATGAGAGTTTGTACAGTCCACCCAATACCACCTGCAAACAATACAATACAAACACCTGTTGTTACCTCTTTAATATTCATTAACATTTCCACCTTCTTCTGGCTTGTCTTAAACGACTATTAGGATTCTTTGCAGCTTTGGGAAATTTCTTCATTTGCCCTGCTGATCTTGCACAATAGGACTTGCGTCTGTTTGCAGCCTTACTACCTTTTTTTACTTTGCCAGTTACAGCTGTTTTTAATTTACTTCCAGGGTTCTCTCTTCTATATCGAGCAACACCTGCTTTAGTCATTCCCGCTCCAGACTTGGTGGAGCGGAAATACTTTTTTGTTTTAGGCGGTTGTTTGTCTGCCTTTCTAGTCATAGTTCTTTCTCATCTGAAGAGTTACTGTGTATGTGTCTCCAGAAGTATGACCCACAGTTGTAAATACGACATCACCTGTTTTACCTGATCCAGCGTTGTTCGATAAGCCACCGAAACCAGTGTAATCATGGTAACCACTTTGATTTTCACCTAACTCTATTATAAAAGCATCAGATGTAGCATCAAAAAATAGTCTGGTTTTCATGCCAATGCACTGCCACCATATCTTTTCTATGGTTACTCCAGTACAAGTTTTACCAAGTTGACTTGCTGCAAGAGCACTTACGTCAACTTTTACAACTGCTGATTCTCCAGTACCATCAGAAATATTAGTGAATTTCTGTACAACAGTTTTTTCACCATCAACTATGGTTTGTGAAGTTACTGCATCAGCCATCTATACCTCCTATTATTGGTCAGCGAAAGCAGGTGCTGTAGCAGATACTACGTTACCCCAAATATACCAATTTGTTGAATCTTTAGCCATGATGTTAATTTCCATGATCCCAAAATCAGTAAGTGTTAATTTTGAGTTTGAATTACCATCTGCATACACTGATACGTTGTCTGCGTTAGTGTCTAAGTGCTGTACACCACCAATAAAGAAGTTAGTGTCTGAGCCAGAATCAATTATTAAATTTTCTGTCTCTTCAGCTGCACCACCATATATAAGTTTAAAGGTGGCTCCTGCTGTTGGAGATGGAAGTGTAATTGTTCTGTTAGCAGCTACAGCAGGTACAACCAATGTTCTTCCACTGTGTGTTGCGTTATCGAGTGTTTTGTCCTCGTCTGCTAATGCAACTGGTGCATCACCCATGGTAATTATTTCTGTGATTGTACCAGTAGTTGCGTTTTTACTGATAGTTTTGATTGTGCTTTCAGATCGTATAGGACCTGAAAAAGTAGTATTAGCCATTTTGATCTCCTTGTCTTGGCAATTGTCGAAGTTAATTCTTCGTCAAGGTTTAGTTTATTATACACAAAAAAGGGCAGTATGTAACTGCCCTTCTAATTAAATTGTAATTTAGCTTACGCTCCTGGTGAACCAAACATTGCACGAGGATCTGAGAAGCCGAAAGAGTATCTCTCTCTTGCTTTATATCTCATGTTTCCTGTGTCAAAATCTGGATCCATCGCAGTTGCCATTGGCATTCTTTCGAAATGCTTTAGACCATTTGGTGCATCTGTCTTAATGAAAAATGCATCTGTGTCTGTTAGATAATCGTTGACAACGTAACCTTGAGGTAACATCCCCATGTTTCTGATTGCGTTGACATCGTTATCAGCAGTTCCAGATCTTAGATTAGATGCCATTAGTCTCTCTGCTACGAATTGTAGTTGTCTTGGGATGATCATCTTCATTCCTCTTAGAGCAATGATTAATCCTCTCTCGTCTACAAATCCAGCAATAGAAATTAATGCATCTTCTAAAGAAGTTTCATTAAGGTCTGCTGCAGTTGTTGGCTCGTTAGCAAAAGTTCCACCACTTGTTAATGGGTGATCTGTTGCTAATAAAGCTTTTCCGTCACCACCAGCTGTTGCTCCACCAGTAAACGCATTGTTTAATACGTTAGCTGCTTTTACCTGCTTGGTGTGTGCCATTGATCTAGCAAGTGCTCTTGTATAACGAGCAGAAAGCTTGTCGTAAAGGTTGTCCTCTACAGCTTCTTCTGTTATTGAGAAAGCCATTGCCACTGTTTCATGGTTATAACGAGCAGTGTAAGCTTCGTTAGCATCGTCAAAAGAGACTCCACTTCCTTCAGCTTTAACTGGTGCTGCTCCGAAGCCACTTAACATTACTTCTTCTTCAAACGCTCTGTCTGATGACTCGGTGTCGAAGATCTCTGCATGTTGTCCTTCGTATCTGTTATATTCCATACCAAAGAGAGCGTTTAGACCAGGCTCTAATTCTTTGGCGAGTTGTGCTCTAGATATTGCCATGTGTTACTCTCCTTAAGCTACAGTTGCTTCTGCACTACCAGCAAGTAGAGCATGGTTATTAATCATAACAATCAACGGAATACCAGCAGCAGTAAAGTCATTGTTCTCTGCATCATCAAGAATACCAACAATCTTTAACGGATGTGATAAATCTGATGCATCGACAGTAGAAACATCTAACTGTGCAGCTGAAATACCTGTTGTTGTACTACCATCAGCAGCTCCTTTGCCTGATTCGGCTGAGAATTCTGCACCCTCAAAGATTGTAGCGATTGCTGTCGCTTTGTCTGTGAGAGAGGCATCTGAACAAATTACGAACCTTTGCATCGGGTTGTCATATACAAATCCGATAATATCGAAGTTTGTATCTGCACCTGATCCGGGCCAGTAGTTTGAAAAGACTTTTTTGCCTGTGGTTGAAGATACATATTCACATCCTGCAAATACGCCTACAAATTTCAAAGTGTCACCAGAAGCAGAACTTGATACAGCGATTTCGCCGCCGTTTGTTGCGATAACTGGTGAACCTTGGTAAATTGCAGAAGCACTTGAGTCTATGAAATATGAGTTTGTTCCTTGAGTAGCAGGTGTGCTACCAGCAACATTGATTGGCTTCAAACCGAAACCAACATTCACATTAGCCATTTTAGCTCCTTCTAAAAGTTACTCGGAAGATTTTTCTTTTCCTCCGAAGGTTACACGACTTGACCTATCAATATTGATAGGCATTGAAGGATGTTGTTCCCTCATTAAGTTTTCGTCAACGGCTTTCATTTGATTGCGAGTCTGCTCTCGGAAGTATTCAGTTCTTTCTTCTACCGTTTCATCTGGAATTCGGGCAAGCATTAAACCACCGACACCAATAATTCCTTTGTTTTTACCCTCTTCTATGACTGGATACTTATCAGCTTCTGGACCATATTCGTCAGCCCTAACTGGTTCCCAACCTTCTCTCATCTTAGCAAACACATTTGTTTTATCATCTTCGCCTTTTAAAGCAGTTCTGATCCACCTATGTGTGTAGCCAGGGGGAGGAGGGGGAGCATCCAACTTAGACGGAGGTTGCCAAGGTTTTCTCCTCGTATTATTTGCACGACTTTTAGTTTCTCGTGTTGTTCTATCCATAGCCATATTTTACTCCTTCACATATTTAGCATATTCTTCAAGCGGAACATTCAGACGTTTCGCAATAGCAATCTGCGAAGCAGTCAATTTGACTGTTCTGCGTCCCTTTGGTGATGACGACTTAGAAGCCGTTGTCCCAGCAGAGGCGACTCTGGGAGCTGAGGATTTTCTCTGAGTATCCTGAAATTTATGTGGAAACTCTGATCTTATCCTATTATCAAGTTCATTATAGTACTCATCTGAGTTTGGGTCAAACCCCTCATCCTCAATTAATTGCTTATGTAAGCCAAAAGCAGCATAAGTCATGGTCTGATCTTGTCCAAACCATGTATTTTTCTTTGCCCAATCCTCTGCTTTAGGATCTGGCTTTGCTTGAGGTTGTTGTGCTTGAGGTTGTTGTGCTTGAGGTTGTTGTTCAATCTGTTTGGCTTTGGCTTCTCTATCTGCTTTTAATTGATTGAGACGAGCTTCTTCCATAGCTATTCTAGAAATATTCTGTTGAGCTTCATACATAGCATCAGCATTACCTTCTTCTAATGCTTTCTTGTATGCTTCTTTAGCTGCAATAGATTGAGATTGAAGTCTTGTATCAAACTCTCCAACATAAGTTGTTTCTAGTTTATCTATTCTAGATTTTAATTCTTCGTTTTGTTTTTTTACGGCTTCAGCATATTCGACAGCAGCTTGTCTCTGTCTCTCTTCCTCACGAAATCTGTTTGTAAGTTTGCTGATACGTTTCTTGACAGATTCAGAATATTCAGACAATTCATCAACATCATCAGTTTTTTCTTTATCTTTTGTTTCAACTGCGACTTCATCCGTTTCTTCTTCCTTTGTTTCTAGCTCAATTTCTTGACCTTCTTCTTCGGTTTCTTCGACTTTTACATCTTCTTGCATACTAGGCTCCGTATGATTTGATGTCGTCAGGATCGACAATGGTTGCAATGACTTCATCGTCATTGATTATTCTAACTTCCCCACCCTCTATCTGGAATCGTGAACCAGCGTAGCGACCGATACAAACCCAATCGCCTTCCTTACACCAAGCTCCGTCTTCTCCAAATTTGTCAATATCTTTATATGCCAAAGGTCCCACTTTAGCTACATATGCTGTAACTGTGGCTCTCGCTTCTCTTTCTCTTACTGGATCTGGAACATAAACACCACCTTCAGTCTTTTCTTTGCCCATATATGGCATAACTAATATTCGCCAACCTGTTGGCTGTGGTATTCTTTCTATTAATTTAAGTTTTTTGGCTTCTTCTTCAGCTTTTTTCTTAGCGTTCCTCTGTGCTAGAACGTATTCTGGTACTATCAGACTCATCATCCACCTTCTTTAGCAGGGTTTGTACATGTTCCAATGCGTAGGTTAGTCCCTGTATTTCGCCTACCATTGCTTTATATTGACCAATATCAGATGCACTACCACTAGTCAATGAAATACTTATATCATCAATTCTATTATTCAAGTCTCTTTTATATTTATTTAAAAAATCTGTTATGTACATGTTAATATATCAAAGGAATATTGTCTTCTGTGTATTTAGTTGGACCCATTAGATCGAGAGTTTCTATACCTACACTAGGTGTTTTACCTAATGCTGTTCCAGAAGACATTGTTGTAGGAACACTCGTTACAGCACTTGTTGAAGTAGCCTCTATTCCACCTTTAGGGTTTGAAAAATAGTCAATAGCTTCTTCAACTGCTTCTTTAGTAGCTCCATATGTTTCTTGTGCTGTAGTAGAAGTCATGCCAGTGCTTGCTAAAGAAAGAGCATCCACTATACCACCCAAAGAACTCGGGCCAGTAAAACTAGGAGAAGCAGGGTCTATTGTTGGGTTATAGCTAGGAGTTCCTTTAGCTGCATATGTATCTCTTCCTATAGCTTGTGCCATTATTCCGGGTAAAGATAATCCTGCTAAATTACTAAAAGCACCTAAAGCTAAAGATCCCAAAGGATCGTTTGGTCTTTGTGCAGCTATTTGCCCAAATGCTGTTTGTTGTCCTACAGGGCTAAGCAGAGAACCAAAACCTCTTTGTATGCCAGATCTTGGTTGATTGGCTGGTTGAGTAGGATCATATCCTGCAAGACTAGGATTGTTATTAGGATTACTATAAACATCGACATTCTTTTGTGCAATGTAATTCATAGTGGCTTGATTACCACCAAATATATCTGTGTAATCTATATTTTCTGGATCTATTCCAAAAGCTCTACTAAAGAATCCTTGATAGCCATAAGGATTGGTAGGTGTTATTCCCAAGGCACCCTTCATAGCATCTACTTGAGAATAGGTGTCTCTGCCAAATCCAACACCTGCTGTAGAATAGGAAGGAGTTACAGATTGATTAGCGGCAGCAGCATCATTTGAAAAACTAGTGCCATCGTCAACACTAGGTGCATCATCACCTACACTGGATGGAGCATCTGAGCCTTGTTCTTCCAACTATCTAACTCCTTTGAACCCTAATCCTTGGATAGCGATACCGCCACCACGAGCAAAACCTTTGACACCACGACCTTTAAGAATATCTGCTCTTGTTACCTTTCCATCACCAGTTAGATCTGGAAACCCCCCATCTTTTCTCTTTTGAACTTTTGGTTTACCCTTTGAACCTTTAGGATTTAACTTTGGATGATATTGATCTGGGTTGTATTTTGGATCATAAGGCTTTTGTGATTTTGGTCTAACTTTAAAATCTTTGTCCTTACCAAACCTATCTCCCATAGGATCATCTGGTTTTTTTGTCATCTTTTTTATTTTTTTTGCTTCTTTGGAAAGAGTTGTTGCTCCACCAAAACTTCTTTGAATGTAATCGTCTGGGTTGTAATCTTTTGGAAAATCCATTCTAGGAGCTCTTCCTCTTCCACCAATAAAATCGTCTGGGTTGAAGTCCTCAAGTTTACCTACAGGAGCTCGTCCTCTTCCACCAATATAGTCATCTGGGTTGAAGTCCTCAAGTTTCTTAAATTTACCTACAGGAGCTCGTCCTCTATCAAAACCTGATGATGTTTTATTTTTTTTATCAGATTTTTTTCTCGTAGACATTGATTTACCATTTTTAGCTTTAACTGGTTTCATTACATTCTCCAAGATTTGCGATCCTCCGTCCTTGCGACTTCGACCTTTGTTAATTAAGTTCTGTGCTTGATTCTTGCTTATACCTAAATCATTTGCAAATTGTCTTACTCTAGCCATTATTTCGTCAATCCTTTATACTTTTCAAATGATCTCAAACCGCCAAGTCCGAGCATTCCCATTAACACAGTCATCAAGCTACCCATATCAAAAGTCGGTAGTTCTGGAATAGCCACGTTCAAATACGCACATACAAATATTGTAACAGGTGCAAGCACAAAATGCCAACACAACGCAATTCCACATGTCCAGCCAATAAAGGGTCTCCAGCCCGCAACAAAAATAGATTTATGGCTTGCTTCTGCTTTGTTAATTTCCAGTTGACCCTTGGCTAACTCTTGAGCATGTTTTTCTGCCATGGTCGCAATTTCATGTGCTAATTTATTCTTAGCATCTTTGTCTTCAATAAACTTACCAACTAAATTGGTTACTGGTCCAATTAATGCTGTTAACATTATTTGTGTTCCTTATGTTCGTGTCCCATCCAAATACCAAAGACACCTGTCATTACACCCATGACCACAGAAACAAAAGCAGATTGAGCAGCTGTAGGAACTTCAAGTTGCATGAACCACTCTGCACATCTCCAAGACATAATCGTACTGGCAAGCATCATTAGTCTCGGGAGAATTTTCCACTTCAGAAACGTCTCCACCGTCATTTTTTAAACCTACTATCTATCCAACATTTACCATAGTATAAAATAAATAGCCATAAAGTAAATAGTATTCCTTCAAAGTAAGTCAATCCATTCCATGCATCTAAGATTACATTACCATCCATGTTAGCCTCTTTTCTGCTTATAAAGCCATGCGAGAAAGAATAGAAAACCTACCACTGTGCAAAACAAAACAAACCACCCAATATATTCCCAGATTTTTCG